GGCTCGCTGACGCCCTTTTCAGCAATCAAGGAGGGTGGACCATTGAGCCAGCCTGACCTGCGCGTGGTGCAAAGCACTGCCGACTATGCGAACGGACCAGACGGCACCGATCTGGAGACAGCCCTGGAGCTGATGGCAGAGGAATACGCCCTGCTCGAGCGTGACGCCGAAAGCCTCGGCATCGATATGGACGAGATCGATCAGGACCTGGCCGAAATCACCGCGAACGCCGATGCCTTGTTGAGCGGGATCGCTGGGCTGGTGACCGAATGACCGCCCTCGCCTGCATCGACACTATCCAGGCTGCCGCCAAGGCTGCAGGACGCGAGCTGAACGAAGAAGAGATGGTCGAGTTGGTTGGCGACCTTCAGGCTCGCATCAAGCAGCTGCAGACCACTGATGGAATGCTAGGCCTTGAAGACGCCGCTATGCGTGCCGCCGACGAGATGGGCAACGAAGTCAAGCTGGCGGCCGTCATCGAGAGGCGTAATGCCCTGCTGAACGCCCGGAGGCGGCTGGAGGCAACCGGCTACATCCGCAGCACCTGGTCAGATCGTCCGGACCTCGGCCTTGAGTCTTTCCTTGTCGGCACTAACGTAGCGCGCCCCGGTGCTCGGCGCTCAGTCGCTGCCGAACAGAAACAGCTCTCGAACGCCTATATCGCCGGCTTCTTGAACGACATGGAAAAGGCCGAACTGCTGCCGTTTCTGACCCGCGGGGATAACGACGCCGACATTGCCGACGCGCTCTGGCGTATGGGCACTGGCCGTTCGCTCGATGGTTTGAGCAAGCCCGCCGTCGATATCGCCACGATCATGCAGAAGTACCAGACCGCCACCAGGACTGATGCAAACCGCGCCGGGGCCTTCATTCGCGATCTGCCCGGCTACATCGTCCGCCAGTCCCACGACCCGTACAAACTGGAGCGGGCCGGCTTCGCACAATGGCGCGACGAGATCAGCGGCTTTCTCGATGAGCGCACCTTCGAGGGAGTGACCGACCGCAACGAGTTCCTGCTGGCCGCTTATAACGGGCTGGTCTCTGGCGTTCACCTGAAGGCATCCACGCCCGAAGCCTCTGGCTTCAAAGGCCCACGAAACCTCGCCAAGAAAGTCAGCGCCGAGCGGGTGCTGCACTTCAAGGACGGTCTCTCCTGGCACCAATACAACAATGCCTACGGCACCGGTTCGCTGCGTGAGGCGTTCCTGGGCGGGTTGGACCAGGCCGGCCAGAACACCGGACTGATGCGCCGCCTGGGCACCAATCCCGAAAGCAACTGGGAAGCGATCCTCGACGATCTCCAGCGCGATTGGATGGACAAGCCGGTTGAGCTGCGCCGCTTCCAGACCGATCGCCGCGGCTGGCTGAAGACCCGTTTCGCGGAAGTGGACGGGACCGCCCGTTTGGCAGTGAACCAGCAGGCCGCNNGAGTCGCCTCGAACATCCGTGCCGTGCAGTCGATGGCCAAGCTGGGCGGCGCTGTTATCTCGGCAGTGACTGACCTTCCGGTGGCCGCCAGTGAGATGCGCTACCAGGGCAAGGGGATGCTCTCATCGATGGGCACCCTGATCGGNGGAATGGTGAAGGGGCGCAAGCCAGCNGAGCAGCGCGAGATCCTGTCCAGCTTGGGCGTGTTCTTCGATAACGTCCGGGGCGATGTNGTTTCCAAGTTCAGCGCCGACGATTCCCTGGGCGGGAAGATGAGCGGGCTGCANCAGAAGTTCTTCAAGCTCAACGGCTTGACCTGGTGGACCGACACCATGCGCAGCACNGCNGCGCTGATGATGAGCCATCACCTNGCCTANAACCGNGCNATGANNTGGGATCAGATGAANCCNGANCTGCAGCGCACCCTGGAGCTATTCAACTTCGACGCTGGCCGCTGGGACCTGGTACGCGGTACCGCCTCCAAGCTCTCGGACGGCCGGGAGTACATGACCACTCAGGGCATCGATGACATTCCGGAAGCCGACCTGGCCGCATACCTCGCCAGCAAGGGCCGCACAGCGAACGACACAGCAATAGCAGAGCTTCGAGAAGAGCTTGGCGCCCAGCTGCGCAGCTACATCACCGACCGGGCCAGCTATGCGGTTATCGAGCCAGACGCCAGGACGCGCGCCATCATGCGCCGCGGCACCCAGCCAGGCACTGTCGCCGGCGAGCTGCTGCGGTTCGTGGGCCAGTTCAAGGCATTCCCCGTCGCCGTCCTGCAGAAGGCAGCCGGCCGCGAACTGTACGGCCGCGGATATGCCCCGGGCGCGTATGGGCAAGGCGCGGGGCGCGAGATCTACCAAGCGTTGCGCAGCGGCAACGGGGAGAAATTGGGCATTGCTCAACTCCTGGTCTGGACCACCCTGTTCGGGTACGGCGCCATGACCGCGAAAGACCTCCTGAAAGGCCGCGAGCCCCGCCCCGCTGATGACGCCAAGACATGGACCGCTGCGATGCTCCAAGGCGGCGCCCTGGGCATCTATGGCGACTTCTTGTTCGGCGAGGCCAACCGCTTTGGTGGTGGGCTGATCGGCTCGCTGGCAGGCCCGACAGCGGGCGCAATCGAAGGCCTGGCCGACGTGCTCTACCGCGTCCGCGATGGAGACGATGCCGCAGCTGCCGCCGTCCGGTTCGGCATCCAGCAAACGCCCTTTGCCAACCTGTTCTACACCCGTGCCGCGCTGGACTACCTCGTCCTGTACAGCGTGCAGGAATCGCTCAACCCCGGATCGCTACGCCGTATGGAGCGCCGGATCGAGAAAGAGAACGCCCAGCGCTACCTGCTGGCCCCTTCAAAAACACACCTCGACCCATTCGGGTTAGAGCGTTGATCCCTTCGGAGAAAACACCATGTGCGGAAAAGTCCTGCAGAAAGTCCACAGCCTCCACAAGAAACTAGACCCTATCGGCGGCAAGTATCTCGACGCGATCCCACAATCACTTGGATTGCCGACCGTTGACGAGCTCGGTGCTGGAATGGGCGGCAACCCGACCATCGACGGCAAAGCCGTATCACAGTCGGAATACAACGCCAGCATCACCGGCTCTGTCGTTGCACCCGCTGAAGCCCCGACAGAAGTAGATGCCGGCGTACTGGCAGCCCGTGATGACGAGCGCCGTCGTCGTGCGTCCGCTGCAGGTCAGAGCAGCACAATTCTGAGCAGCAACCTGGGCTCTGCCCCCACAGGCCGCAAAACGCTGCTAGGGGCCTGACCATGGACTACGAAAGCATAGCCAACGCCTTCTACGGCACCCCTGTTACGCCCCCGGACGCTCCAGATTCGCTGCTGGGTAGCGGGAAGGCTCCCGAACCAGTCAGCCAGGCGCCAGACGCCCACATCGACGAAACGTCCTCAACCGAAAGCATCGCTGAAGCCTTCTACGGTATGAGCGAGAACCAGGTTCCGGCTGATCAGCACTATCCCGAGCTGTCCGACTTCTACGAAAACATGGAGCGGGAAGACCGGATCAACGGTGAGGAAGTGGACGGCGAAGCATTCCACGCCAGCAGCACCGCCCTGCAGCAGTTCGCAGCCGAGGCAGGCTTCGGACGTGACCACATGCGAGCACTGATGACGACAGTGAACGACACCGTCACCGCCCCGATTACCTCCCTTGAGCAGCTAGAGGCCCGAAACGAGCGCTGCCTGTCTTCTCTGAGGACGTCCTGGGGGAGCGAGTTCGACCAAAACATGGCGTACGCCAAAGCCGAAGCGGCTCGCCTGATCAACACCGTCCCCAACGCCGGCCAAGTGCTCGACATGGGCGCCGGATCTGACCCCGCCCTGGTGAAGCTGCTGGCCGACGCTGGCCGCACCCGGGCACGCCGCAAATAACCCCCACACCGAAAAGGAACAAACCATGACCGCCACCGCCCGCAACATCATCGACGTTGAAAGCAGCCTGTACTCCCGACGTGAAGCACTCCACCAGCAACACGCCAAGCTGACAGAGAAACACGGCGCCGCCGCACTTGCTGCCGCTGAAGGCGTACCGGATGCCACCAAGCGCATTCCCGCTATCAATCAAGAGTTGCGCGAGATCCAGGATGAGCTCGCCGCCCTCGATGCTGCCGAAACCGCGCTCGATCGCCGAAAGCACACCGCCATCATCCAAGCCCGAATTGATGAAGTGAAGGCAGCCGAAGCCGCTACGCCCAAAGCAGCGGAAGCCGTGTCGGCCGCATGGGACAAGTTCGCCGCCACGATTGGTGCGATGGGTAGCGCCTGGCGTGAGCTTGAGAGCGCCACCCAAGCCGCGAACGAGCTCGCCCGCAAGTGCCAAACAGCAGGCGCTATGCCGAACCGTTTTGAGTCGAACACCGATCTGCGCCTGACCATGCTGCAAGAGCTGGCCGGCAAACTGCTCTGGATCGAGACGAAGGACAAGATCGAGCCTAATCACCATAGTTTCGGGAACACGCCAGCAACCCCGGCAGAGGTCCGCGAGCGCATTGATTACTCGCTGAATAAGCTTCAGCAGAACGTGAAACACCACGCCGATCGCGCCGTAAAGGTGATTCAGCGTGACGCCTAAGCAAGAGGCTTTCTGTCTGGCCTACATCGAGACAGGCAACGCGAGCGAGGCCTATCGACGGGCCTACAACGCGGAGAACATGAAGCCGGAGACGGTGAACAACAAGGGCTATGAGCTGCTGCAGAAGGGCGAGATCAGGGCGAGGCTGGCAGAACTGCGTGAGCCCATCCTGGAACGCCACGGCGACACCGTAGACAGCCTGCTAGGAGAGCTTGAGGCGGCCAGAGAGCGCGCACTGGCAGTTGATCGACCCGCTGCAGCGGTATCGGCCACGATGGGCAAGGCGCGCCTCCTGGGGCTCGACCGTCAGCAACTGGATGTGACGGTGGATTTCAAGGTCGGCTTGGCTGACAAGCTGAAGGCCGCACGGGAGCGAGCCGGCCGGGTTTAGGTGGGGCAAAACTGGATTAGTCGGCGAGTGCCAGGGCCAAAACCCCGACAGCCTGCGCGCCTTTCATTGGTTGGGCGGTGGCAGGCATA